AGCCAGGACGTGCAAAAGGTTTGGTGATCTGGGATGACCCGATCAAGGGACATCGTGAGGCGCAGAGCCGTGACATCCTTGAAGATGCCTGGGACTTTTGGGTGTCTGCGTTGCGTGTGCGTGCTCGAGCTGGTGTGTTGGTCATGACGCATTGGAGCCCGGATGATCCGGCTGGGCGTTTTATCCGTGCGAACATTGAGAAGCCGAACGGCGATCAGTGGAAGGTGTTGATGTTGCCTGCAATCGTGGAAGAGGGCATGTTTGCGGTCAACAAGGCTGAACAGCGAAAGAAGATGCTTGAAGGTGTGTATCTGCCTTTGAGAGATCCGCTGGGGCGAAAGGTTGGCGAGGTGCTTTGCGCGCCGATGCTTTCGAAAGATGAATTGATGCGCATTCGCGAGACGCAGCAGGATTTTTATTTTCAGGCGCTTTATCAGCAGATGCCTTTCAATAAGGATGGGCAGAAGTACAAGCGCGATTGGTTCAAAACGGTAGCGAAGCTGCCGGAGGGCGTGACGATCAAGTTCGTTGTGCGCTATTGGGACAAGGCGAATTCAACCCGCGGCGATTTTACCGTTGGTTGTTTGATGGCTTATTGCTCGGATGGCTTTTTTTATATTTTGGATGTGGTGCGCGGTCAGTGGAGTTCTTACGAACGGGACCGCAAGATGCAGGATACGGCGAAGAAGGATGCTGAGGTTTGGGGCGCTGGGTATAAGACGAACGTTCATATCTGGCACCAGCAGGATCCTGGATCGGCTGGGAAGGACTCAGCTGAGGCAACGAACCGGACGCTGATGGGATACCCGGTGAAGTTTGAGCCGGTGACGGGTGATAAGGCGACACGATCTGAGCCGTTGGAAAGCGCGTTCCAGGGAAAGATGGTCTTTATGTTGCAGGGTGCATGGAACGCAGCGTTCGTGGATGAGTGTGTGGCGTTTGACCGTGGGAAGCACGATGACCAGGTGGATGCTGCGAGCAGCGCGTATAGCAAACTTTTGCAGATGATCGGCAACTTCAGGAAGAGCAGGATCGGATGAACTTTTTCAAGAATTTATTCCGCAAGGCGGCGGTCAATTTTGCGAAGTCTTTCGCTTTTGCGCCGGTGTGGCTGCGGTATGCGTTTTCGACTATCTCGATTGATCAGTTGGTTGATGAAGGATACAAGAAAAACTCTGCGGTGTCTGCCTGTGCTACGACGCTGCAGCTGACGTTCCCTGAGCCGCCTTTACGGGTGGGGTATGAGGATGAAGGTCGATTTGTGGCTGATTATGACCACAAGTTGAACGATCTATTGAAACAACCGAACCAGGACATGGGCATGGCTGAGTTCATGCAATTTGCGATCACCTATAACCCGGTGGGTGGGAATTGCTATATCTGGAAGCAGCGCAATTCGAGCGATCGTGTGCTGGCTTTGTATCCGTTCAGTGATGTGGAGATCACGCCGGTGCGCGGGCGCAATACCGATGAAGGCTTTGTGGCTTATTACGAATATGACTCGGGTGATGGTCAGAAAATTCCAATCTCAAAACGGGACATTATCCATTGGAAGTGGATGATCGATCCGAAGAACCCACACAAGGGCATTGGTGCGATCGCACTGAGCGCGCGCGAAGTGGATCGGGATAGTGAGGCGACGAGTTACATCTTTTCGTTGCTGAAGAATAATGCGGTGCCGCCTGTGGTGATCACCCTTGAGCCGGGTGATGACCCGACGCAAGATGAGATGGATACGATGGGGCGCAAGTGGGTTGCGAAGCATGGGGCAGGGCAACCGGCTTTCATTACGAATGGGATGAAGGTTGAGCAGATGGGGTATGACCTGCACAAGCTGGCAGCTGAGACACTCTCTGATGTGCCTGAGACGCGCATCGCGGCAAACTTCCATGTGCCGCCTTCAGTCGCTGGTTTGAATGTAGGTGTGAAGCGCAGTGATTATGGCGATACATCTGCGCGCAAGGCATTCACTGAGCAGACATTGATGGCGCTGTGGCGTTCACTGGCTTCGGAGATGTTCAACGGGCTGAAGGATGATTTCAACCTGCCGAAGAATTACACGCTGCAATTCGATACGAGCCGCGTGGGTGCGCTGCAGGAATTGCAGAAGGATCTGCGGCAATCTGTGAATGAGCTGTGGAAGAGTGGTTTGTTTACGCGAGCTGAGAGCAAGCGCATGTTGGGTGTGAAGCCGTTGGCTGGTGATGATGTTTATTACGTGAGCCTGGCGACTGAGTTCGTTCCGGCGAATGCGGGGGCGGTTGTGAGGGATGCTGTTGGTGGTAAGCAGTTGACGGTTGGCATTCAGCGGAAGAGTAGTGCGGTTTCGCAGGTGCTGTTGAGAGTGAGAGATCAATCTGCGAAGCGGATGAAGGCGGCTGTGGATGTTTATTTTTCACAGTTGGCTGATCGGGTGGTGGAGCGAGCGGGGAAGCAGAATGCAGAAGGCAGAGAGCAGAAAGCAGATTTGCCGAGTGTGCGGGATCTGATGGTGTCTGCGGATTGGGAGAAGTTGGATCCGTTGGTGAGGCGGTTTTACATCGAGGTGATCGAGCTTTCTTGGAATGTGTGGAATGTGGCGCTGGGTGTGGAGCTGGCTTTCGATCTGGAAGACCCAGCTGTGACGAAGGCATTGAAGCTGGCGACGAAGCATATCAAAGAGATCGAGGATGAGATCCGCGAGAATTTGAAGCAGGCTTTGCAATATGCAAGCGAGCAAGGCTGGGGCATTGATCAGCTTGTGCGCGGTGATGCGAATCAGCCTGGTCTGCGGGACATTCTGGTGGATGAGAACTATGCGCGGACTGTGGCGCGGGCTGAACTTGGCAGCGCTCAGAATGCAGCGACGGCTGGGCGTTATCGCAATGCTGGCGTTGAGAAGGTTGAGATTCTGGATGGTGGTGCGGCGGATAGTGCCCCCGCTTGCAATTTGGCGAACGGGCAGATCTGGACGCTGGAGTTGTTCGAGAGGAATTCGTTACAGCATCCGAATTGTTCACGCGCAGCTGCGCCATATTTTGGTGATGATGAGCCGGTGACGAGCTGGGCTTATGGTTTTGGAGAGAGAGGTTAGTGATGAATAGTAATGTGAAAAATCTTCAGCATGTGGCGCAGCCGCCTTTGAGCATTGAGCGAGAACTGGCAGGTGGGCGTGAATTTATCTTGATCGAAGGGGTGCGGTATGACGCTGATTATTTTCGGACGTTCTCGCATCCGGAGACAGATGTGCTGTATGCAGTGCGAAGCCATAACGACACGGTTGTATTGACGATCATCCACAATACGGATGAGGCGCAACAATTTTTTGAAGAGATGGGCGGAACCGCCCAGGAGGATGAATCTGATGGACTATAAGACTTTGCCGTTTTTCTTGAAGGAACTGGATAAGAAGAACCGGACGGTGACTGGCATTTTTGCTGTGCATGGAAATGTGGACAGCGGGTTCGATATGTCTGTGAACGGGTCGTTCGCGAAGCGTTTGAGTGATGGGCGCTCGCGCGTGCGGTTCCTTTGGAATCACAACAGCATGAACCCACCGATCGCGAGCATTAAAGAGGTGCGCGAGGTAGGGCGGGATGAGCTGCCAGAGAAGGTGCTCGAATGGGCACCGGAGGCAACTGGCGGCGTGATGGTGACGCGCAAGTATTACCAGGATATTCCGCTTTCGGATTGGGTGTTCAAGGGCATCGAGGAAGGTGACATCACTGAGATGTCTTATGCCTATGACGTGCATGAGTACACGATCAAGGAACGTGACGAAGGGCAGAGACCGATCCGCATTTTGAACGAGGTGGAGCTGTATGACATCTCGGATGTGAACTGGGGTATGAACCCCGCAACGGCTGGTGTAAAGGGTCTGCCGGTGACCGGCACGACTTTTGTACAACACTCTGCACTGGTGGAGAGCACCGTGGAAGAGTTTTTGGCGCGCGTGAAGGATCGCAAGAACTTCCGCGCTGATGAAGGGCGTTCGCTTTCTGAGCAGACGCGCGGACGATTGCAGAAGATGGCTTCGGAGATCGAGGCAATTTTGGCAGAGACTGCGCCAAAGGCTAATGAGGCGGACGTGATTAGCGAACTGGCAAAGTTCGAAAAATTCAATTTGACCAGCGCACTTTCACCAGCCGATCCGCCTTCAGAGCGGGTCGCAGCGGCATTGGTGCTGGTGGTCTCTTCCATGTACACAACTGCAGCCTGATCGGTCGGGCTTTGCGGAATGATGTCAGCCACCATCGGGCGGCGATGGGCATATTCAACGACCTTGCCAGTGCGAATGCTCTGCGGAGCAAAGCCAGCGCCGGTTTCCATGAGGGTCTTCACCTCAAGAAAATCGAATTCATTGAGCTTCACTTCCAAGCCCTTGATCCCGCGGCGTTCCTTGTATTCCTGGCTTTCCACGAACAACTGCCCAAGGCTCTTCACCTGGCGCGGTTCCTGGCGTCCGCCATCTTGAGCCTTGCCGCCCATCGGCAGCGAAGTCGCAGGGCGGTTGCTGGCGCGCATGGCTTCAGCATTCTTCTGGTAAATCTCATCCGCAGCCTGCAAATCTTCGATCTGCTTTGCCAGATCGTTGATCTCGGTATTGCGGGCTTTCACGTCATCGAGCTGCTCGGGGGTCAGGTTGTAGCGGTCCTGACCATCCACCTTGGTCGCAGCCTTCGCAAAGATCTCCGCCAATTCGGCGCGCTTTGCGTTCAATTTTTCAAGCAATTGTTTCCAGTTCATGATCTTTTTCCTTTCTAAGTTAGGTTGAATTTTTCGAACTTTGCCAGTTCATTGATTACGTCC